AGGGAGGCTCTACACCTACTCAATACCCTTTGAGGGTGTTATGACTACCGACAATAATATAATGTCGTGGACAGGCTTAAAATCGCTTGAAAGAGTTAAGATAAACTGGGAAATTACAGGCGATGGCATAGAGGGTGAGCAAGGGCAAGGATTTATAGAGAATTTAGAGATATTGGGTGAGGTTCAGGATTTTATTAAATTTAGCGGTAATATAACAGGATATGACTGATTTAATGCTTTATATAAACGATACGCCAGTTGGGTGTTTGCTGAGTAATAATCTAGCTGAGAATATTAGCTTTATTAAAACCTGCAAGTCAACGCAAGACATGGCTCAAAAGCAGTTACCTCAGTTGCATTCTTATTCGATTAGTTTTGAAGCGGTCTACTCTACAGATCAGGCAATAATAGGTTGGGATCAGTTAAAAGATTTAGGCAGATCTAGGCAAATTATGGATTGGTCGATGCTGAACACAGATACGAATGAGGGCGATGCAGGTGAGGGATTTCTGGAATCTTTAGAGATTAGCGGAACTAGTGAAGATTTTGTTAAATTTACAGGAGTTATTACCGGATATGGAGCGATTGTAAATGCAGCTCTAGCTTATAATGTTTGGGCGCAGGATGAGGGTGTTTATGTTGATAATGGTGGTGGTTTGTATGTATTTGTAAATTAAAAGATATGCCAGTTATAAATGGAGTTTATTTAAAGGATTTTACGGCATTACCGAGTTCGGTAACGGATGCTAATATAATACCTATTGCCATTACTGGCAATCAGATAGCGTATAGGACTACTGTCGGAGGTATTGTAACAGATGCTAGAGTGACTAGTAAACTATTGACAGGCTTATCGGTCACAGGTGGCGCTATTGCCGCAACCGATACCATATTACAAGCATTTGGCAAAGTCCAGAACCAGATCAATAGCAAAGTGAGTTCAGTTGGCTTAACAATGCCATCGGCTTTTAACGTAGCTAACTCACCAATAACAAGCTCAGGTACTTTAGCAGTAACCGCAGCAGGTGTAGCATCTCAGTACATTAGAGGCGATGGCGCTTTAGCTGATTTCCCGACAAATGGGGGCGGTGGCTCATCAGTTTCCTATTATCTAAACGGCTCTGTTAGTCAGGGAACTTTTGTAGGTAATACTTACTACGAGATGAATAAAACGCCTGTTATCGGGACAGGTACTGATTTTACTATTAGCGCAAATGGATATATTGCGCAATTTATAACCGATGCAAACGATCCTGGCTCTTTACTAATACCGGCAGGTAACTGGAACGTAGAGATGTATTTTAGTGCATCATCTAGCGGTGGTACGCCATCATTTTACGTGGAAGTTTACAAATATAACGGCACTACATTTACGCTATTAGGCACAAGCTCAGCTACGCCAGAGGGTATAACAAATGGAACGGCAATAGATATTTATTACACATCGGTTGGTATTCCTGAGACTGTTTTAACAATAACAGACAGACTTGCTATTCGGGTTTATGTTACTAACTCAGGCAGAACAATTACCTTGCATACTGAGGATAATCATTTATCAGAGATAGTTACAACTTTTTCGAATGGTTTAACGGCTTTAAACGGATTAACCAAACAGGCTCAATACTTTGCGGTTGGAACATCAGGTACAGATTTTGCAATTTCAAGTTCCGTAGATACGCATACTTTTAATTTACCTACGGCATCTGCAACAAATAGAGGCGCATTGAGTTCAGCCGATTGGACTACGTTTAATAACAAGGCAGCTGCATTAAGTGGTACTATAAATACAATAGCGTATTGGAATAGTGCTACAACGATAGCAAGTTTAGCATTAGCAACCTATCCATCGCTTACAGAGTTAAGTTATGTTAAGGGTGTTACGAGTGCTATTCAAACACAGTTAAACGCTAAACAAGCGACAATAACCTTGACCACGACAGGCACTTCAGGTGCGGCTACTTTTATAGCAAATACTCTTAATATTCCTAACTATGCTGATGGCGGTGTGCTATCTCTTTCAGCTATTGGTGCAGTTCCAAACGCAAACGCTGCGACAATTACAGGGACAGTATTAAATCTACAACCTGCATCAGCTTCATTTGGTGGAGTTGTTACCACAGGAACGCAGACTTTTGCAGGTGATAAAACGCTTACAGGTACTCTTTACGGCATTGGATTATCAATGACAGGAACAGTTGCAGATATTGTTCAGGGTACGGCTACATCTGGTAAGGCGTTGCGAGGGACTGCAACAACAGGATGGGGATTATATGCAAGTGCTACAACAGGTGTAGGTGTGCAAGGAAATTCATCTGGAACAGGTGGGAGTGGTGTATATGGAAGTTCAGTAAATGGATATGGCGGTGTTTTTTATAATGATTCAACAACTTATCCTGCATTAGAGGTTAATAATAATAATGAATCAGCAGGTAATATTGCAGTATTTAGAAGAGTCGGTACTAGTGTATTTATTATTAATAGTTTAGGAAACATAAGTAACGGAACATACACCTATACGCTACCATCAGCGACAGGTACTTTAGCCTTAGTAGGTGGTGCAGGTGTAGGAACTGTTACAAGTGTCGCTGCTCTTACTTTAGGAACAAGCGGAACTGATTTATCAAGTACAGTAGCAAATGGTACAACTACGCCTGTGATTACCTTGCAAGTACCTACTGCATCGGCAGCTAATCGTGGTGCTTTGTCAAGTGCTGATTGGAGTACGTTTAATGGCAAACAAGGAACGATTACTTTAACAACTACAGGTACTAGTGGAGCTGCTACTTTTAGTGCTAATACCCTTAACATTCCTAACTATGGAAGTGCTTTGAGTGGTTACTTACCATTGACAGGAGGTACGCTTACAGGAGCATTAAGTGGTACAAGTGCAAGTTTTAGTGGAAATATTGCTTTAGGTACAACTCCCGCTAGTGCTGCTGCAGGTGCTGTTATTAGATTACCATTTGACAATGCTATAAGATGGAGAAATTCAGGTAATACAGGAGATATTGGTTTATATGTAGGTACAAGTAATTTATTTCAATTTGATAGTGGAATTAATGTTGCAGGAGCAGCTACCTTTAGTGTAGCATCAGGAATTTATACAGCTGTAAATGCAACATCTCCTAATACATCTGTTTATTATAAATTAACACCAACAGGAGGAGATTCTTATTTACTTGGAGCAGGTGTAAATGCCACGAATGATTTTAGTATTTATAATTCTACAAGGTCAGCGGCATATTTGACTATTACAGGAGGTGCATCAGGTGGCAACGTAGGTATAGGAACTACAAGTCCTGATAGTTACAGCGACCCTGCAAATAATTTAGTTGTTGGAACTACATCTGGCAATAATGGTATTACAATAGCAGCAGCAACAACAGGTTTATCATCTATTTATTTTGCAGATGGAACAACAGGAAATCAAGCATACAGAGGTTATTTAGAATACGGTCATACTAATGATTATTTAGCTTTTGGAACTGCTGCTTCTGAACGTATGCGTATTACATCAGGTGGTGATGTTATAGTAAAAGGTTCACTTGCAGATTTTACTATTGGAAGTTCAGGAGCTGAATTATTTTTTGGAAGAAATAGTGCAAATTATATTACTGCAAATGGAGGAGGTGGTGCTGAAATAAGAATTATAAGTAATACTCTTGGAGTTGTTTTAGCAAATGGAGGTACTTCATGGGGTTCATTATCTGATGAAAATTCAAAAGATATAATTGAGCCAATAGTAAATGCTTGTGATAATTTATCTCAAATTAGGACAATTATTGGTAAATACAAAACTGATGATGAAGATAAAAGAAGATTATTTTTAATTGCACAAGATATAGAAAAAGTATATCCTGAAGCAGTATTTAGAATAAAAAATGAAGAGGAAGAGGAAAGTTTAGCTTTAAATTATCAAGATTTAATACCTGTATTAGTCAAAGCCATTCAAGAACTTAAAGCCGAAATAGATTTACTAAAAGGAATAGCACCTATTGTTAATAATTTAGAATAACTATATTTGACCAAACCAAAAAAACATGAAAACCAAAGAAGAAGTACAGACAGAAAAATTAAAAGTTGAATTAACAGTACAAGAATGGGAAGCAGTATTAGCAGTAATAGAGCAAAGCACAAGTCCTCACATTCAGGTCAAATCGGTAGCCGCAGAATTAATTAAACAGTTACAACCGCAGATTAAACATGACAAACCACAACCTAGCTGATTCAGCAACCATAGTAAGCATTTCAAGTGCTTTGCTAAGTATAGCCAATTTTCAGCCTTTAGTAACTCTGATAGCCTCATTGGTTGCCATCGTATCGGGAGGCTTTGCAATTAGGTATTATATTAACGCAACTAAAAACCTAAAGAAATGAAAAAAATCATTATAGCCGTAGCCATAATAGTCACAATAGGTGCTATTTATCTGACTCAGGATAAGCCAAAGCCTGAGAAAGCATTAGTATTAGTAAAAGGCAAATTTGCTTTTTGCGGTGCATCTGGTGCTGAATTAACAGGCAGAACAATCGAAGTGCAGGGCAAAAAGTTTCTAGAGGGTAAGTCAATCTGCCCTGTATTAGATGGCGTTTCACTAGCAAATGCTATGTTAGTCGGTAATCCATCAATTACGCCAGATAGTACAGATAAGACTGTATGGTCTTATTTCTGGTATTTTGACTCAGTAGCACAAGCTCCAACATGGGATGTACTGCCGACAGTAAACCGCTCATTTGTGATTACTAAAACGCAAGGCATGAGTAATATGTTTTGTATGCCTTGTAAGGTGTTAGAAGATAAAGTCAATGGAGTTACACTAGCTGAGTGTTTAGGTCCTTTAAACGAAGCCGCAGTACCATTGCGTAGGGCGTTAAGAGTAGTAGAGGGTGAAACATCAATAACACAAGCGCCAGATGGTGCATCATATCCGGTAGGTACAATCATACCGGTAAATCAATTATGAAAATAGGAATCGCACATTATT